GGCATCATCACCATTCTCTTAGGGTCAATACCACGGTCCACAATCATCTGCTTCGTAATCGCACTTTCACTCTCGAAATAAATGACACCGGCATTCGGGTCACTGTCCAGAAAACTCTTGACAATACCCATAAGAAAGAACGTCTTACCAGTTGCGCTTTCCCCTGCAAGTGCCGTAATCTTGTTACTCGGTAGGCCACCGTGAATACTGCCAGATAGTAACGCATTGAAGATATGAGAGCCAGTATCGATGAAAGAACTTACATCTCCTGCCTCCACACCATCCTCAACAATACCACCATATTCATTTAACTTCGCAATGTCTTTCAAAAAATCATTCATCAAATTACCTCAATTCATATACGGATGTAAGTCAAATATTAACTCCATTACAAATTTTTTCATTTCTTGCCAATGAAGAAGTATGACTATAGTCATCAATACTAATACTATTTTTATCATAGTATAAATTATTTATCCAGTTAAGTCAAGTGCCTTTGCTCAGTTTTTGGGGGGTGGGGCTAACAGACATGCTCCAAGAAACGGTCCAGTATATCCATCCTTGCGTAACTGAGCATTCTGTTTCAGTATGGTAGAGTTCAATCGTTTTCTACGGAGCTCCTTAGCAACTCCTTTTTTGTATTCTTGCCAATTACAGTTGTATGCTGACTTCATAGGCCGCATTTGGTCGTATATCCACTCAAGTTTCGGGTTTGGTTCATCATTACAAATATAATTAATAGCATCCACCATTCTATCAGTTATACGCACTTTACTCATTTGCTCTCCACTCTTTTCTCATAGATTGATACAGTGAGTCATATGCAACTTCATCTCGCATCTGTTTAAAGATACGAGCTGAGATTGCCTTCTCACTTGTCATCGCATCTGGCTCCTGTGGTTTCACATTTCCTTCTGCGTCATACTTATTACCGTCACGATGATTGGCATATCTGCGAGCCCTTGTGAAACCCATCTCAAGAAACTTGCGACACATGTCCATACCAACAAAGTCTCTGTCCTCACGATATACCATGTACATGACATAGATAAGATGAGCGCTTTTACGAGCTTCCTGTATAGTCTTGAAACGCCAATGTTGGCAGATATCATTTGTGTAGGGACGAACAAGTAACACACCTTGCTCTCCTCTACCTATGCGATACCTTGGGTCATTTTTTTCAAAGAGAATATTTTTATAATCCAAGGTGTAATCAAATTCTTTCAACTATAGACCCCCCGTAGTTAGAAACCATGCAAAACAAGTAAACCATACTACTTGCAATGCTAGAAAGACTGCGAGCATTATGGTTAAAATTTTAAGAAAGGATAACATTTAGACACCTTATTGCAGTTATAGATTACACATGACACTCAGATTTAAGTGCCGGGTTAACAGATTGATGGCAGGAAGGGAGAGGAATCGAACCTCTCATCAGGACTCTGACCAGCCCCTTGCTCGTTGTGTCAGACTCAGAGCTCACCCGTAACGTGCCTTCCATAAAAAGTGTTGGATGAGATAACTGGGCTTGCTCGTTCTAGGCATCCGGTGAAGGTCCACTGTTACCAATGGTCCACATCCAACTATTCAAAAGAGAGAGCATCAGGCCACTTAGCAATTCAGCAGTTTACGAAAGCCCATTCGGGATGCTCTCCAAGTTTAACTCTAAATCAACTCCAATGCTTTTTTATACAACAACATCGCACCATCATTCGTCTCGAAACCATAGTCGGCAGCAAAGTCCATGCTGCTACTCCCATATACGGCATCTGCAACACCACATGTCTTCAGAGTATATGCGATACCAGTGGCAGTCTTGGCCCAACCCTTGAGGTTATCACCAGCGAACATCTTGATACCACCGTTATGGGCGTCTATGAAATCAATCATTATTCTTCCTCCATATCGAATTCTTCAAACTCAACAGCTTCTTCGTCATTCGGAATATAATTGCCATATTCGTCAAACATTGAAAATCCTCAGAGAGACTAGCAGTGTCACATGACCTAACGGGCGTATCCCGTTCCAGAAGTCTCTCTTCATTATCTATATTATCGCATATCCCTCAGAAATTGTCAAGCAAAAAAGGCCTGAAAAGTGAAATTATCTGGCCAGTGCCACCAAGTCCACTACCTCAACACCGAACAGCTCAGCATACTCCTCATTTCGTGTGGGATATACCTCATCCAGTAACTTGGCCTTTGCGCCTTTCAGATACCCGACGAACTCCTTGTCACCAACCTCTAAGGCGGCCTTGATGTCAGCATCAATCAGAGCAATCATCTCTTTGGTGGTAGCTTTAGCCATATGGCATATCCTCTTTGTTTCTCACTATATCTAATATTACCAGCTGGCATATAGATTGTCAAGAAAAAAATGAGCTATTCAGCAGCAATTATTCTCGTAAGAATCTCTACTGTCTCCGTAAGGTCAGCCACCTTATACGTTAGAGCTCTCACATCCTCTGCCAGAGACTCATTCATCAGCAACATCTCAGTAATCTTCTCTTCAGTCATCTATATTACCTCTTAACCACTCTACATACTTAATATAACAGGTGGTCAAGGGTCTGTCAAGTCTTTTTTTGATTTTTTTTATATTTTCTGGGTGTGTGAGCAATCTGAGCTCATAGATGACGGATTAAGACTCACACTACTTCACCTTTTTTTGAACCTTTTTAATGTTTGGGTATTTTTGGGATATTTTGGGATGGTCTGGAATTTCTTATCCGCAAATGTCTTTCTATTCTCGGCTATGATAAGTAAATCGTTGTATTTGATAGCACAAGAAAATACCGCATATCGCAAAGGCGGCTATCGCAGAGATAACCAGATTTGTTGCAACCAAATAACCTAATATCATACCAAAAAACATGATGAGGAATGAACTTAATACAAATTGAATGAACCTTTTCATGTTTTCTGTGTTTCCTCTTCTATGTTTCCAATTAAGCAGGATGCAGAAATCACGTTTGCGTATTCACTTTGAATGTCGTATAGTCTTTCTTGGCATGTTTTCATGTCTGTTACGCCATATAGTCCGTTGGCGTCAACTGTTATGGTAAATCCAGAAAATGTCAGAAGTATAAGAAGTTTTATCATTTACTATGCGTTGCTTCTTTCATAGCGTGCCAACTCATGGTGGCGCATTTTACTCTGGTTGGGAACTTACTTACACCAGACAGGACTTGAAGCATCTCTATCTCATCATCGTCTTCTATATCCTCTCCCATGCATAATTTATGAAATTTATCGAAAAGTATGTCTACTTCCTCTATTGTCTTTCCTTTGATGATTTTACTCATAATGGAAGCAGAGGCAACACTGATTGCACATCCTCTGGCTTGATAACTTACATCAGAAATGACGTTATTTTCGATATTTACATATACTGTCAGTGAATCACCACACATAGGATTATTACCTTCTGCTGTGCATGTGTATTGATTGAGTATACCGAAGTTTTGTGGATTTTTGGAGTGATCAAGTATTACTTCTTGATATAGGTCAGTTATGTCCATCAGGCTCTACCTCTTCACCCTCGTCATCAAAATCAGGTAAAGGTTCTGGACCTATGAAAGACTGGTTTTCTTTCTCTTCTTTTTTTGGTGTTTTGTCTGACATGAAATTATTTATGTGACTTTGCATCCTCTGCTTCCCACATTCTGTCAAATGCAGTTGTTTGGAACTCGTCTACATCACCATATATCTTGGGAACGTCATACCACCAGATGATTCCGATTGATACACGATTTCCTTGATATGGTTGCACTCTGTGTAAATGGTCACATGGAAAGTATACCAGGCGATTGATTTTAGGTTGTATGAGGTCACCTGTGTCGAGCTCTAGTGCGCCGTCTCTGTCTGGTGTTTTCATATAATACAGATATGTGTAATCTGGTAATTTTTGCGGATAATATTGCATTCCATCTTTTGTGCAATATGAGTCAATGTCGTTGTGCCATTGTGGATTAATGGGTCTTATATTGTACCAGGCGGTGGCGCCTGTGAGTTCTTCGTTCTTTGGGTATGTCTTGGACACCAGTGCGTATAGTGGATTATTTGGTGCAGCGTTGCGTCCTATCCAGTGAACTTTGTTATATTCTATGGAGAAGTTGCATAGCTCGTCATAGTGTTCTTGTAGAAGGAAGTTGTCTTGTATGTGTATGGATTTCATGTGTTTCTATCTCCTTAGAAATCTACGTCCAATCCGTTTACGCTATAAGTCTTACCCTTGAAACCTTTGTCCATCTTTTCTGTGTCTGTCATCTTATCACTGTCCACACGCTTATATGGGTTCTTTCGGACCTCTTCTAATCGTTTTTTCTTTTTGCGTTCTTTGTACCAGCGAAATGGTGATTTTATCATTTAAACTTTGCTCTTGACATTATCTCTGTTAAGCAGGCCAAAGTGTTGATTTCTTGATCAGCGATAAAAGCTGCCTTATACTGGTACTCCCCCAATATAACAACAGCATGGGGAATACTAGAGCCATCCACATAAGTGTAGAGACTGTCGTAAATATCACGGAAAACCCTAGTAGGATCATTGTCAATATTATCCACAACCCATTTACGAACATTTGTAAACTCCTTATTCTTCATGAAGTGCATGAGTTCCTTTATATTTACATCGGATAAATCTACCAGTATTCCAGCGTCAATACGACCAGAGGCAGAGTACCTTTGTAACTCATTTAGAACTTTTCTCCAATCAGGGAAAAACTTGTTGATTACCTCTGCGACAGCCTTGGGTTCATACTTGACCTCTTCTTTCGACAGGATGTCCAGAACTCTCTTGAAGAATTGCTCTGCAAGTTTTTGTTTTTCTGTCTTTGGGACAGAGAAATCTATCGTTGAACATCGTGATTGTAGAGGTTCTATCAGTCTGTTCTTATAGTTACAGGTTAGAATGAAACCACAGTTTGCACTGAATTCCTCTATCATGCCCCGTAATGCCGGCTGCGTCGATTGAGCATTTAAATAGTCAGCCTCGTCTAAGATGAGATATTTTCTGCCGCCGTGCAATGCCACGGTTGAGGCGAAGTTCTTTATCTTCGTGCGGAGGACATCAATGCCTGACTCCTCAGAACCGTTGATCATCATGTAAGTCAGACCGAGCTCCTCTATCAATGCCTTAGCAGCCGTAGTTTTACCAACACCGGGCCCACCAGATAATATCAGATTTGGTATGTCACCTTGTGCAATAAACTCACTCAACGTATTCTTGAGCGCTGTAGGTAGGATACACTCATTAATATTAGTTGGCCTATATCGCTCTACCCATAAAAATTCATCCATTCATATCTCTCCATACATACATGGGATAGTCATCCATGACATCAAAAATGTTTGGATGGTTCATCAGTGCCCTTCGATATGGTGACCATTTAATACCTCTACCCCATCCAACAAATTCCATCAACTCTTTTTTGGTCACTGGGCCTTTTCGTATAAATTCTATTATCTCCTCTAGTTTATCAGTTTCAGTGTCACTTAATATTTTTGTCGCTCTCATCACTTTTTGTCGAGCAAGTAAATCATCCATGTATTTGCTCATCTTCATCATCTCATTCTTGTATACCATAGATGATGACATATAGTCAAGTGCCTTTTGCGCCTCTTCATTGCGATATTTTGGATCATCCAGATATGTGTTTAGCATTGTCAGCGCTTCATGATCATTCTCAAAGAAGTCACCATGCGGGCATAGTTCTTCGTAGTATGTGTCATCATACATGATATATGGCACACCGTTCATCATACCGTCCGTTGTAGCGACACTCCACCCACCATATTTCTGTTTAGGTGAAAACCCAACACAACAGGTTTTTAGCTTATCGTAATACCACTGTTTATCACCTTTATCTGTGATAACATATTCACGGTCAGAGTTACCTAACAGGGGCACCCAAACCTTGAAATCCTGTCTCATCTCCCACAGTTTGTCTGTAACGGCGATGAACTGCTTGAAATGTTTGTATGTGTCAGGACGATGGTTGAAAACGATTATTTTATCTGGTGTGTCATTTATCTCCGACATGACATCTTTTTCACCAACACCTAAATGTTGGACTGTCAATATAGAGTCCAATTTTTCTATCGTCGTGTCATTAAATGTCTCTCTCGCCTGATTAAGAACCATATTTAGCTGATATTGTGTATTCAGATAACACCTATCATATTCTAGTAGTCCAGTGACGTTTTGTAGGAAGCTATCTTTTGACCACGCAACGACCTCACGCAAATCAAACCAATGACAGTATCCAAACACCGGCGGTATATGGTGTGTCACATTGTAGAGCGTGTTGACGAGTTGGTGTGTATGTTCTGGAAGATGCGACATAACGAGATCAAAGTCAAAACTTTTGTCTAGCATCCTCTTCATCTTAAATACGTCAAAGTGACTTCTCATCGTTTGTGGATACGTTGGAAGCGACATGTGCCATTGTGTGACGTTATCAAAGTTTAATGATGGGACATCACATGGCAAAATAAGATAAAACCACAAGTCATCTCTAATCTCATTCAATAGTGAAATTTGTTGTTTGATGACTTGAATGTAGCTGTCTTTGGATAGGTCTTTTTGATAGGTGATGTTAGGGTACACAAGCACCCTAACAGTTTTCACCTTCCTTTTATCGTCAAGCAGCCTCAACAGTCATCCCCTCTGACAGATCAGATTGGGTAGTATCCATCTCAAAGAACTTAATGTCAAAATCGTCTTTGATGAGATATTTACAAATGTTCATCCATGTGGGTTGAACATCTATCTTCCAATTTTCTTCTGAGTCAGGATCAGGGTGGTGTACCACAACAATAATTTTGTTAACCTCTTCGACACCAAGTGCTTTTTTACCTTCGGTAACTCTTGAAGCATAAAGTCTCTCAAGAATACGCTCTATGGAGAACTTCTTAGATGACATATACACTGATGTTGTGTTAGGCATACGATTAAAAGTGTCAACAGTGTCCAACAACTCTTGATGGTGTGGCGAGGCGCCGTAGTTTTTCCACAACTCACCACCCTTTGCTAACTCTGCTTTATCAGTAAGGGCCTTGGCTTTACTAATGATGGTGTTTACAGTCCCTTTTTTTGCAGTTCCAGTAAAACCAAATTCCTTGAGCCATTCAACATTACTAGATGAGGAAATAGGAACTCCTGATTTGTAATTGTCTATCACATGTTTTATGGCATCCTCGTTGCTCACCGGCTTCTTAAAAATCTCTGGACGCTTGTTCAAGAGATTACCAATCGCTCTCAACTCCTCGTCAGAGAAATGCTTATGCACATCATAAGGAATCCTTGCTACAGGAATGTCAACACAATGTTTTGATGAAGAGGCACCAAAAACCGTATGGTTTCCATCTCCTCTCAAGTCCTCACCATCTTTACCTCGCTCTTCATATACTACCACAGGGGAGCACTTATCAGTATTGCCGTTAGCATCATCAACAGCCTCTTTGATGATCTTCTGAAGTTCAGCATCGTGCTTGAACCTTACCTGTAAAGCAGACATTGCGATATGTGTAGCAATGGGCTCTTTACCTACATCATACTTTCCAGTGATAATTTCATCGGCGAGCCGGCGACACTTTTCCAAGTCGTTCTGCTTGTATACAGGAAATCCGTTTGACTTGTTGTAATATAACGGATTGTTTCTCGCATCTGCTTTTTTCAAAAGCGTATTCTCTTGTTGTTGCATTTCCAAATAATCTCCATAATTAAGAACTTCAAATTTTAGTCGAGAGTTTGAATCAGCGAATACTTCAGCAAACTCCGCATTTGTAGATGAATGGTTGTAATCATCATCTACAGAGCCTTTGTGTATACCTAAGTATATCTGATTTGTGATTAGATTTGTGTAGCAGTAAAGATATGCATCATACTGCGAGGGTGGTGGAGCTATTACAGTCTCCACGACATTGCTTGGTTTAGTCATTTTAGACTGCCTTTCTGTCAAAGTCACGGGGAGCGCCCGGACTGATTTAAGTATGTTAATAGTAACATTCGATAAGATATTTGTCAAGTACTTTTTATCGAATTATATCAATTTTATTCATCGTATCTTGGTTCCACACCTCCAATTCTTTTCTAAGTCGGCCATCAGCGACCACATTATCATATCGTTTAGTGGCCTTTTTCTTCCACCACTTAATGATATTGTCAAGTTCAAACTTATCATAGCTTTCTGCCTTTGTCAAGACCTTTTCTTTACCAAGTAGAACATTTTTTACGTTAGAGAAACCATACTCTGACATATAGAATCGCTTTTGGGTTGTCACCTCTCCAGCAGTCTGTATCTTATCGGCGAACAACTTATACGCTCTCTCATCGTGTTCTTTTAAACTAGCCCTGATAATACCAACCATCTTTGTTTGCATCTTTAACTTGCGACTACTAGCACCTTTGCGGATGAGTTCCTCACCATCATTCTTTTTAGTGAACCAATCTCGTAGTTCTGGATACACCTCTTCTCCTAGTGTCAGTAAAAACTTAGATTGTGTATCGCCCTTGTATCTTAGATAAGGCCGCATACCGTCATACATGCTACCACCCTTGATATTACCATAGAGCGATGTCGTTTCAAATAAACAAAATTCTGTATTATATTTCTTATTTAGCATTCTACGAACATCAGACGAACAACATATTGCAGCCATCAACTTACCACCAAGATAATTATATCCAAATGGTTGTGTGGGAACGATATTGAAACCCATGATAGCACGTTGATTGAATATATCTAGGTTTGGAACATCACCAAGATAATCGTTGCGTGGTTTAGAATTTATCAGAGGCGATCCAAAGCGAATGAAACCAACGATCTTGTCTGTATTAGTTTCTTTGACGATATACTTAGCAGTCTTGCCTGGATTTTCATCTGGACTAAATGAAGCGGTCATCTCCAGAAGCGTATCAAAAGTTTTGGTTTGCATCTGAACGATAGAAAAATTCATGTCCTCTGGGTGCATATCATAGTCTTGAAATAAATCATCCTCTAGACCAAATCCAGGCAGAGACACTGGAATATTCTTCACACGCTCAATCTTTCTCGCACGAAAATAATCATCAATGCGATTGAAGTCCTCAAAATAGTTCATGAGTTTAGTTGCGGCGTATACCGCATCTTGTTTATTAAGTATCATCCAAAGAAGTCCTCTAGTGTCCCTTGTGCGCCATAGCTACTATCAATCAACCAATTCATCTTCTCTGTGATTGCTTTCAGTGGTTCAACAAAACTCTTGTCGAATTGTTCATCATAGTCTATTTTGCCCATAATGTCAAGTTCCCTTGGCACCTCTGTGATGAAAGAGAAAGCAGACGATTGATATACGTTTGGTTGACGCAAGTGGAGAAAACGAATCTTGTCACCCTCTTGTATCAGCGGATACTTGTGTTCTAGTTTATGTTTGTCTATGGCCCAGTTGTAAAGTATGGCTCCCTTGACATGGATTGGAGCGCCTTTTCTAAACAGAGAGTGTTCTCCACGAAACTTTTGTAGTCCGTTACAACTTCTTGGATATGCGATATCCTCTGGTGCCAACTTCATAAACTCATCCCGAAACTCTTGTATGAAGTTATTTAGCATTTTCTCATCACCACTCATAATGATCTTGAGAGCCTGTTTAATCTTTTCTCGACATGGTGCAGGCGTTGATGACTTGACTGC